TGCCCTGAATGCCTTTGCTCACTGCTACGGTTGCCACCAGAAGTACGGCAGTAACCCTGATTACTTCGTGCGTCATTATATTGACACCTATGGCGAAGGTGCCTTGGAGTTAATTAGGGAAAAGGCAGAGGATATAAATCTCGGCAAGAGGATGAACAAGGAGCAGAAGCTAATCGCCAAACACTATAAAACCGAAGCCGAACGTATGGAGAATGATCGAGCCTCGGGTGTAGCAGGGTGGTTAGAGTTTGTTAGCTGGGATTAGTCGTCAGTTAACAGCCGTTCGCCAACAGTCATCCGCATAACTCTGTCGATGTTAGCGAGTCCAGGCATATAGGTTTGGCCTGCTCTCAACAGCGGAGTAAGAGGCTCATCGGCTCCGGTGTACACTCTTTCTCCGGCAGTAAACAGGCCGCTACCAAGTCTAAAGCCTGCGGATATCGGAGCAGGAATGGGCTCTACTGGCTGACCACCATACTCTTCAGCTCTTATGTTAAGGATTCCGCTACTCATGTTAGAGGCAAGCTGATTCATAAGGGCGGAGCTAACCCCCTCTGGAGTCAAAAGCTTTTCAAGAGTCTTGTCGTTAGTCAGGTCAAGCGTCTTCCTGTAGTCATCCCAAACACCAGCAACTACGCCAAATATTCCAGCGTACTTAGCAGAGTTAAGCATGGCTAATTTTATTGCCTCTGCACCTTCTTTGCTATTTAGCCCCTTCTCTTGCGCTCGCAGAATGTTAAGACCGACATCGTTTCTCAGGCTGTTCATCTGCTTGTTCATGTAAGACAACATGCTGTAAGCCATGCGACCGTTAGGATTGTCATGGAAGGCTTTAGGCATTGTGCTTGCACTTACTGGTTGCCACTTGTTCAGTGCGGCACCAGCAAAGTTGATGATGTAAGGGTTAGATAGGTCTTTGTCTTTCAGAGCGCGTACTGTTGATTTGAACTCGCTCTCAGTAAGGCCCCTCATACCATCGTGCTTTCTGAGTTTGGCTAATGCTTTTTCGGAACCGTCGTTAGCAAGATCCATGCCTCGCTGTACTGCCGAGTTGCTCAATAGTTCTTGGCCCATCCTGTTTACAGTCTGAACTCCAGAATATTTGTATAGCGTCTTGTTAAGAACATCAATTCCGGGGACTGCTTTCTGGAATAGCTTTGTAAGACTTGCGGCGTCTGCCGAGTCATCCATTGCCTTCTTGCCAGCGTTGGCAATCTCACCCATGAAATCTTTGTCTAGCCCAAGCTCTTTGTTCGAGATCCAACCTTTGTTTCTCACGCCAAGCTCTGAATTAAGTGTAGAAAGCACGGCACGAGGAACAGTCTTCATCCATGCCTTAACCCCATTTTGATAGATGGGGGCAGTCACACCTTCGGCTATGTTTAGTATCGCGTTCATTGGGTTCGCAAGAAGAGATGCAGACGTAACACGTCGAGCAACCGCACCCACTGTATTGCCGCCTTTCTTTGAGGCAACAAACTGAGATCTCAGGCCGTTGCCGAGGTTTGCCGCCACTTCTGTAGAAGCCCCTTGTTTCTTGGCTTCCTTCTCAATTGCCTCGATAACAACGTTAAGACGGCTTTCGCCTATGTCAGACTTTGGTGGACGCAGATCTTTTGTATCAATGTCAAACCTTGCGGCCAAAGCTCTTGATGCTGATACATCTTCTGCATACTCCTTGAGTGCCATGACCGGGTTGTCATAAGCGTCCGGCCTTGCCTCTTTTGTGCCTATCTTGTCGATGGCTTTAGTTGGGAAGTAATCAATATCACCCTGCTTAACAAAGTCTAGCTCCTGAAGAGTCTTCACCTGCTCCTCAAGCTTTCTGACAATAGCTTTTTCTTCTGGTGATTTGGCGGCGGCAGTAAAGTCTTCCCATGAAACACGTCTATCTTCTTTGATCGACTTGTTCATTCGCAAAGCCAAAGACTTCAAGCCTTTGTTGTTGTCGAACAGCTCTGAGGCAGTTAAGAATTCTGTATCAAAAATCTCATCAATTTCTCTTTGATCGTGTCGCGTCATTATCTCCGCGTCTTCTGCTAGCCTTGCCGCCCTAACGCCTACATTCTTGGCAATCCAGTCTTTAGTGCTAAGGAACACACTACCTACGGTTCCGCTCTCTCCAGCAGGTTGCTCGACAATAATTGCATCGTCCTTGATGTCTTGAACCTGACGACTAGCTGTGCTGGTGTCATAAGTAACGCCCGGCCTTGAGGATTCTTTTGCTCTGCCTACATTGCGGAAGCCTTCTTCGCCGCCTATATAACTACCCTTCCCTTTGTAGGTTTGAGCATCTAACAAACGGGTAGCTTCTTTAATCTCATCTGTGTTCTTTGTTAGATAAGCGCCCGACAATCCACCAAGAGCGCCACCAGCAACAGCGCCAATCCCGGCACTTGTTACTCTATCCTCTCCCTCTCCGCTTAGGAATCCGTAGACAGCACCTTCAGCCGCGCCTAGTCCGCCAACTTTGAGCGCCCTATCTAACTTGGTTCCTGCCTGAGCAATCTTGGCTATACCAGCGCCGGGGATAAATAAACCTGCACCAAGGCCCATCGTGTTAATAACCATAGATGCGTTAGGGTTTGCGTCTTCAAATGCTTTTAGCTCGGCACGAGACTGACCTATTGCTTGGCTCCAATCCTGCGCTTCGCCAGACAGCAAACGTATAGTTGCATCTAGCTCGTCACCAGCTCCTATAGCCGACTCAATAAATCCAGTAGTTGCAGATCGAAACGCATTGTACTCAGTGTCTTCATCTGTTTTTTTCCGCATTTCGTCGAGAAGCCAGTTGTCAGACTTGACACCCTTGGTCTCTCGCATCTCATCTAGCAACCAGTTACTCATTAGCTAAGCCCCTGAAATAAGTTTTCTTCTAGCTTCTTTCTTGCCCTAAAGGGGTTAATCAATCCAGGCTCAGTTATCATCTCTTCTTGAGTGGGCTGAGATTCACTCATGTCAACACCAAGCAAGGCTTGTATTTGATTATTCGTTAATCCCTTGTCATCTTTTAAAAACTTCTTAGTTTCTTCTTTTCCAAATTCAGAAACCATATCAGTTACCATGGTTCTAGTAACAATTTGGTCGTTTATTTTGACGCTAAACCCGCCGTCACCTTCTGCTGGCATTTCTTTAGGCGACTTATCGCGAAGTGCCGCAAGCTGGGCTATATCTCGCCTCTGATCCATCTGATAAAGAGACCTTGCCTCTCTATCTATCATTGCCTGCGTAAGCTCTTCACCTTCTTTTAGTAATGAGGCCGCCTGTATTCGTCCTTGTCTTACATACTCAGAGCTCATTGGCGTTGCAATTTTCAATTTTAGTTCAGCAATCTGTTCTTGCTTTGCGGTATCTTCCCTTCGTTTTGCAAAGTATTCAGAGGTGGCTATCTGACTGTATATAGACCTAAACTGACTCTGCATGTCTTTTTCTAGTTGCTTTGCTCTTAACCTTCCGCCAGTTGTCCATTCGCTACCGTTCCATCCATTGTCTGATGCTTCTTTATAGGCATCAAAGGTCGGCTGTAAGATCTTTCTTACCTCCTCCGGCAAGGTTTCAAGCTGATTTTTGTAGTAATCAACACTCGGAGCAATCTTGCGCTCCATACTGTTTTCTTCAAAGCGAGCCATAGCATCTGCATTGCGTAATGATGTAGCCACGAAAGATTGAGCGGCCTCGCTAAACTCACCAGCACCTTGAACAATGGATTCAACTGCATCCATGTCGTTATTATCAATGGCCTTGCTGATTTCTGCTGAGTTATCTGCAAGCCATTGCTGAGATTGCATCTCTCTTTGGGCTTGATCGGTTCGCCATTGATCCATTTTGAACTTGTTGTACTCGGTCATAGCTTCAGGATCTTGTTTGAGAGCCTCAAGTCTCTGCTCTATTGCCGATCTAGCCGGGCCAACTAACGATTCATCTTGAAGCGCCTGCTCTCCCTGAACAATTGACTGAGCCTTGTTACCTACTGCAATTTTTTGAGCGCCGGGCTGAAGTCTTTGCAGGTTAGCCATCTCAATACGAATGCGTTGTTTTTCTTGAAGCGTAGTAGCAGATGCCATTTGTCTTCTAAGCTCTGCAATTCGATTTGTAAGCGCGCTAACGTCACCTTGCTGTGCCGCCGCAATGCCCTGCTCACTAGCTCGAACCGACTCATCAAAGCGTTGCATCGCGCCACGCTCTTGCTCTAATCGACCTTGAAGACCACCTAGCTGTTGTGCCGCAGTAAACAAGCCTTGCTGATAAGAAGGCTGTGCCATAGCCTGTAAAAACTGCTGTGAAAACTTAGCCATGATTAGCCCCTTAAATTTTTAAAAGATCTTTAATGCCGCCACCTATGCTTCCAAGGCCACCGGCAATACTGCTAAACAAACCACCTAAGCTTGAGCCGCCACCACTTGGGGCCGCTGAGGCCGCACGTTGTTGGTTAATCAAGCCTGATATCACATTACTGCCGATACCACCAAGCAAGTTTGCTCTAGCCTGCTCTGCTAGCAATTGAGCCTCGATGCCTGACAGCGCAGTCTCACCAAAAAGTCCGGTGCCAAACTGCTGTGCCTGCTGTCCAAGCTCTTGCTGAATCAAGCCGGGCTGAGTAGCCGCAATCAATTGTTGCTGTGGCAAGTAACCAGCACCCAAGAACTGACCACCTAGTGCCGCTTGCTGTGCCTGTTCTGCTTGAGCCTGTTGCATGGCAGTCAGCATAGACCGATCACGAGCCTCACGCTCTGCTGTACTTAATGCCAAGAGTTCTGGTGTAGCACCGCCGTATGCCGCTGAGGATGTCCCTAATCGCCCCTGAGCCGCTAAACGCTCTTCTAGTGCCAGACGTTGCCGTTGCTCTTCAGGACGCTGTGCGGCCCGCATACGCTCAAATACAGCTTGCTCACGAGCCTGAGTAGGTTGAGCCGCCTGACCAAAGAATCCACCAGCGCCACCTAATAGCTGTTGCTGTAGTGCTTGCTCTTGAGGAGATAACTGCATACCTACTTGAAGACCGCCAGTAGTGGGCTGTGGCTCCATAAGCATTGGTTGTGGCATATAGCTAGTTACTCTGCCTGGCGAGGGAACTTCCCCTGGAGCAATTCCAAGACGCTCTTGATCCATTATCGAACGTTTTAGTTGTTGCATTGCATCTTGTTCTGCGGCAAATCTTGCACCGCCTTCAGGTATTATTGGACTTGCGTCATAAGACCTTATAGCGTTTTGAAGAAGGCTGTCATATTGCGCTTTTAAGGCGGGATCTGTTTGCATCATTTGCGGCAAATCCTCAAGTAGCTGATCGCCTCTTGATTTAAGTTGTCGCAAGCCTGAGCTAATCAAAGGAGAAATTCCTCCTTCGATTGGAGGCAACATCATTGATGGCTGGTCTATACGAAGCGGAGGCGGGCCAAAAGCTCCATCTCCATTAGATATATTTGTAGCTAACCCGCCTAATGGCTGTTGAGCCATTTCAGGCTGACCGCCCATGCGGGAAGTAAACATAGCGCCGGTAGGAGTCGTTACCGTAAATGGCTTGAATGTAGACTCTGCTTGGCCACGTTCAGCAATGCCCATTGCTTCTTGTTTAGCCTGCTCACCAATATTACTAAGCCGATCGTAGGCTTCTTTAGTTAACAAGCCACCAGCCAAACCCATCAACGCATTAGGAGAGCCAAGTACTTGTTGTCCAGCGCCCATAAGACCGCTGAAAATATCGCCTACACCACCGGCAATAGCACCAAAACCTGATGGTTGTTGAAATATATTGGGAGCGGTAGCCCCTGCACTTAAAACACTAGAAGGAATGCCAATGTTGTAAGGATCAGAGTTTGCGATAGTGCCGCCTGCACCCGCACTAAGAGCGCCACCATAGTCACCAATATTGTATGGATCGCTAATTGTAGTAACCATTACTTACTCCCGTTAAAGTAGCTTGCCGATTAAGGCCATTACGTTGATTTCTTGTAGTGATAAAGGCGATCCGTCTATGTCTGCTTCTAGGCCTACCTGCACACTGGTTCCATATCCTGTGGTGTTTAAGCTACGCTGACTTGTTAGCTCACCACCTGTAAATTCGACTGTCGTGTATTCGCTCTCACCATAGTATCCGGTGATTTGAGTACCTACCGTAAACTCCGCTGTAGCAAACGTCGTGTCAAAGTCATAAGCCCACTTAAGGAATACTGTTGCACTGTTTGCTCCAACTAATGTTGGCTTTAGCTTTTTAAGAATCTTAACTCTAGAGCTATCACCAAATGTCAGGCTTGGGCTGTAGTACTTAAAGCGATACGCCTCATCATTGTCTGCATAGCCCGTGTATTCACTAATCCCTTGGTTTGTACCAAGGTACAACTTACCGTTTTCTAATCTAGTAAATGACGTAAAGCCAGTACCCGGCCATCGAGTCACGCGATACGAGCCATTCTCTACTGTGCCACGTACATCAAAACAAAACGTCGTGTTTTGCCCTGTAAACGCCAACAAGTAGAAACCTTCTTCTGGGCTATACACCGACCTAAAGAACTCTGTCTCTGCCTGTAGTGAGGCAATAATGTCCTTTGTAATGTTTCCCGACAGACTACTAATCGGCATAGACTTTTCTTGGATTGTCCTGCCAAAGCTCTTAAGACCTGTGTGTGACAAGAACAATACGTCTGTGCCTGTGTACTGCACGGTATCTCTATCAACACAGCCAACACCTGCTACAGTATCTGCTACCGACATAGTAGCCGGTGCCTCTGCCCCTTGATACGCAATGATGCTGTGCTTACCAAAGATAATAAGAAGGCCGTTGTGTGCGGCTAGCGCAACGATTTCGTCGTAGCCATCAGGCCACACCTTTGAAATATCAATGTTGCCGCTAGTACCGCCAGACCAGTCGTGACCAATTAAGAGATCACTCCAGTAAATAGTAGATTTGTTAGCACTAAAGTCTGCTGTCCAAAGCCGACCATAAGCCGCTAAGACTTCGTTGCCGTACATGGCACTGGCCACACCTGCGGCACCTGACACAGCACTTAACCTGATTACTGAGCCACCAGCATTGTCATATACCAAAGGCTCATAGCCACGCTGAAAGAAATAGATCTTGTCGTTAAAGTTAACTATCTTCCAGTTATCAGCAGTAATCGTGTAACTGCCGGGAGTCTCATCAACTAACGTAGTCGTACCGCTAATAATCTTGTTGTTGCCGACAGAAAAGATCTTGGTGTTACCACCGTCATCCCTGAACTCTTTAATCGCACGAATAGACTCTGTGCCAAGTACAGTCTTTGTAGTCGTAATAACATTGTGGCCTTTACGTGCGGCAATACGTCCTCGCTTGTCGATTACAGCGTTGTCTGCAATCTCAGCAAAAGACGGATCCTGTGCTA